TGATTTTTCTTCATAAGAAGAATATGAATCTTCTTGCTCTGCAACTTCACGAGAACGAGTTGGGGCAGTCTTGTTTCCAAGAACCATATTCATACGACGTTCAAGTTCTTCATAGGTCTTAAACTGGTCTGGAGCAGTCACAGCAGCAAGAGAATACTCTTTCTTCCAAAGTGCTTCCATTGCGTCATCATCGTCAAGAAGTGGAGAAACACGATCAAATTCAGATTTGTCGTAGTTCCAGTAACCATCTTTCTTTACAATCTTCAGTTTGAAGTTTGCACCCAACCAGAAGTCAAAAGGATTGATTGGTGATTCATCTTCAAATTCAGGTTGCATTGCCTCCATAATCTTATCAAAGATTTTCTTACCATACTTAAACAGAAAAACTTTACCTTCGTTTGATGGATTGGTAGGGTCTTTTACTACATAAATGTTAGAATAGTAGTTAAGTTTGCGTTTTTGCTTACGTACAGTTTCTTTATTTGCTTCAGTTCCAGTATTCCATAATTCACGATTATATTCTCCAAGTGGGTCTTTACCACCAATAGTAGTCAGAGAATTTTCAATATACCATCCACCATTTCCTTGAAATGCGTGTGAATACATCTTTGCCCAAGGAAGTTCTTCACCATCAGGTGCTGGTAAAAAACGAAGAACTGCAAAACCATTACCGGTTTTATCTACTTCTGGTTTCCATAGACGTTCATCAGCACCACTGGATGTAGTGCTCATCTTTTCAACTTCTTTAACCAGTTTAGAGGTTAGAGAACCAAGTTTAGATTGCTTTTTTAGATTTTCAAATGACATTTTTACCTTTGTATTAATAGGATTTGGCTTGTTGATTTTGCTTAAGGGATCATCCAGCCCATACTTATTATACATCTAAGAATCTACTCTGTCAACCTGAAATTTCATCATTTCAATAAGACTTTTCATATTACTGAAAATAACACTCATATCTTGCCCCAATGGAAGACCCATCATCGTTGCAGAATCTAAAATTCTATCTCTCATTTCCTTTGCTTCTGGGTCATCAGACAAATTTAAACGAGTAAAAAGTATTTGTTGTTTTTCTAAAAGTTGTTCTAATAGTTCTATATGATATAGTTTTTCTTTCTTTGTCATTTTTGGATAATCAAAAAGATTCCCATAGATTTCATTCTGAAGATCGTGAAGTTCTTCAAGTTCATCACAAACAATTTCTGATTCAAAAAAACTCATTGTCCCTCCATAATAACCTTTTTTAAGATTTTGCGGTAATTCAATACATCGATATTTAGAAAGGGGTTGTACTTCATAATTTTCATCGAGATTGATTTCCATACAGGATCATCAAGTTTTTTATCGAAATTAGTTTTATATCCAACAATTTTATCCAAAATTAACATTGTTTCCAGTGAAATATTAGATTGTAAGTGCTCTTTTAGAATTTGTGGGTGTTGATTACTTTTAATAAGAAACATTTCGTCAAAGTTCTTAGAAGTAAAAACTGATTCTATTTCTTCTTTGAAAATATAAGAAAGTGATTGAGTTCTTTTTTTCCATTCAGTATATCTAACATCACCTTCTTTCATCATTTCACCAATCCAAAGTCTTCCTGGATCTGTACAAGAAATAAAGTTTGATACAAAAAACTCTACTACTTCAGCATCTGTTTTACTTCTTGAGAACTTTTCAAACCAAAATCGATCTTTGCGTTTATAGAAAGACTGTACTGTTGCTCTGGATTTTCCACAATACTTATGATAATCATAAGAATCCTTAGTAAAATGATTCTTTAATGATAAGTAACATTTATATGTATCGAACGGCATCATTCAAAAAGGTAATATAAGGATTTTTTGCCGGGATTTTTTACACCCCAAAATTGAATTAAAATACTAATTTAGCACGAGAAGTCTTTTTAAGAAAATTAAGTTCCATGGCCTCAAACTTAATTTTATCTTTGAGTGGTTTTGAGATGAGTTTAGGCACAGATTCTAAATCAACACTATTCTGTTCACAGAAATACACAATCGCATCAATATAGTTCATTTCTATATTAATTTGTACGAGTTCTTCTATCTGTTGCGCAAATTTAGTGGGGCAATAGAACTTGTTTTCTATTGCCTTTTCTAATTCATTTTCCATCCGTTGACCTAATATTGTGAAGTACAAATTTTTTGATATAACGAATTAATAACTTAATATAGTCTCCTTTGTTCCTTTTGTCAAATATTTTTACGTCACCACCAGGAGTTACCATAATAGTAATCAGTTTTACAATCGGAATTTCAGTCAATTCATAATATGCTGAACCATAAAACATTTCCTGAACAAAATAATTTTCCAACCATTCTTCTGGTTTGATTTTTTCTGATGTTTTAAAGTCAATTACTGCAAGTTCTCCCTCATATTCACCAATACAATCAACTCTTCCAGCAAGACCAAGATATTCTGAATATAAGGTTCTTTCAATCGCATGAATATTATTTATCTTATCCAAATATGGTTTCGTATGAAAGAACATAAACTTTGAGAGTGGTTGATAATCATCCCAGTTTAATTCCTTATTTTCCAAATAGTCTTGACAGACTTGGTGAAAATCAGTTCCTCTTGCTGTTGCCCTTTTTGTAATACGATTTGCCTCTTCAAGTCCAATTCTTTTTCTCCACTTAACAAAAATCTCACGATTATAAAAAGATGTCACAGTAGTAATAGATGGTACCCAATCTCCATTTGGAAGGTTGTAAAGACGCATACCAGATGATTCTTTTTTTTCTAACTCAAGATCACCTAAAAAATTATGATGAATAAATGTCATAAACCAAGTTCCATTTTTGTAATAATGTATTCTTTAATCAAACCACTACGAATCACATCTTCAACTTCAAATTCAATAATATCAAACGAAGGCATTTGACGAAGAATTTTCATAAAATCAACTACCCCATTCTTTTCATTTTGACGAATCAAATCACTTTGAGAAGCATCACCACAGAAAAGAATTTTGGTATTTTCACCAACACGAGTAATGATAGAATCCAATTCGTGGAAATTTAGATTTTCAAGCTCATCAACAATAATAATGCAATTATCAAGTGTGGTACCACGAATAAAAGAAGTACTCCAAAAACTAATAGTTTCCTGTGCCTTGAGATTTCCGTAGAGCATCTCAAAGTCAGCATCACTCGGCATCTGGAACATATACTTTACCATATTCTTATAAGGAATTTGATAAAGAGATGCCTTGTCATCGTGACTTCCTGGAAGGAAACCTATCTCACGAGTAGGTACAAGAGACCTGACGATGTAAATCTTTTCGTATGGTGTATGTTCACTCAAAACATCTTGGAGTGCCTTAAAGAGGCATAGAAAGGTCTTTCCAGAACCAGCAACACCATGAGCAACTAAGTGCTTACCAGCATCATAAGACTCAAATAGTTTTCTTTGATTGTCAGTAAGTGGTTCAATATCTAAAAGTAGTTCTTGACCGATTGGTTTTTTTCTTTTAGAAAACTTAGAGATTAATCCAACCGCAGGGGGTTGATTTCCATTACTCCTTCTTTTTCTTGTCATATTTTTAGATAGGTTTTACTCTTGATCCTGGTACTTTTGATGCACGGGAAAGCACTTCATTCCATCCTGGTTTAGTTTTTTTCAGTCTATCATAAACTTCACCTAACTCTACTGAACTTGCGCATCCAGACGGCCAATCTCTTTTCCACTCTGGATTATTTTGATACCATTCAGTAATGTCATGAACACTCATTTCAATTACTTTAGTCTCACCTGTTTCTTTATGAATAATCGGGTAAATTGCCAATTCATTTCTCCATTTTGTATGTGAGTATTTATTCTAATCTAATAGAAGGGGCATCGTAGGATTCAGTGAGTTCAGAACATTCAGGAGATTTCACCCATTCCAACGCATTAGAAACACTTGGAAACTGCCAGATAAAAATACAACGAACTGCTTCTACAATATCCATATGCTCTTTTTGGGTACCATTTTTTTCACGAAGGTTTATATAATGTATCCAAGAACGGCAACTACCAGTCATATAAAGACGTGTGGGAGTTGCCAGAGGCAGCACAAACCTTGCGCATTCTTTTGCTACTCCTTGTTCCAAAAGATAGTTGTAGGTGTCTTGTACGTCAACAAACAAATGACGTATCATCTTATTCATTGCGAATAACTTTTCTTCATCAATATCATTA